CTACCTCAAGTTGAAGGTGATGACTTACCTTGGGTAAGAATATTTAATCATGGTTTTCAAGGTCCAACAGGTCGTTGGTATATTGAAAATTCATTATCTACAATTGGTGAGAAAGATCCATTAGGTGACCTTAATGCAAAACTTTGGAATTCTGGTTCTGAAGCAGATAAAGAAATTGCAAGAAAACAAAAAAGACGTTTGAATTATACTTGTAATATTTTGGTTATCAGTGATCCTAAACATCCAGAAAATGAAGGTCAAGTTAAACTGTTTAAGTTTGGTAAGAAAATCTTCGATATGATTATGGATAAAGCCAAACCAACTTTTGAAGATGAAACACCAGTAAATGTATTTGATCTTTGGAAAGGTGCTAATTTTAGACTTCGTATTAGACAAGTTGAGAATTGGCCATCTTATGATAAATCAGAATTTGATTCACCATCTGAATTGTTTAATGGTGATGAAGAGAAATTGGTCGCTTTGGTTAACAAACAATATCCTCTTAGAGAATTTCTTGATAAGAAAAACTTTAAAACCTTTGAGGAATTAAGTCGTAAACTTGCTGATGTATTGAATTTAGATGCAACTCCAATTACTACTGCTTCAGCTGTAGCTGAAAGAGTAGCAACTTTTGAAGCTCCTCAACCTAAATCGATACCAACTCCACAACCTAAAGTTGCGGTAACAGAAGATGAAGATGATGATATTTTAAATTACTTTAAGAATATCGCTGATTCTGATTAAAATTTTTCTGAAGTAAATTATTCAAAGGGAACTTCGGTTCCCTTTTTTAATATCTGCTTTTAAAATAATCTTGGATAGTTGTACTTACATCTCTTACTGGTAATCTTATTACAGAATTTTGAGTTGTATTGTTTGTAGTATTGGTAACTGAAGGTGCATTAATTATAGGTGCTGATTCAGGTTTAATATTTTTCAATTCAGAATTTGTTTTAGAATCTTCGTATATTGCATTACCAACAGTTGGTTGTTTAACTTCAGGAATTGTTAATTTAGGTTTTTCAAAGAAATCTTTCTTATTTTGATCAAAATTTATCGATTCTGCTTTTGTTCCTGTTTTTAATGCTTGTTTAAATTCTGATTTTGTATCATCAGTTTGACTTATAGGGTTTGCTTTCTGTTTTATAGGTTCAAGTGATTTATTATCCCATCCTTCTTGATTTATAGAAACACCTTCTTTCGTTACAACATTTGGTGCTTCTATACTAGAAGTTTTTACTGATTGAGGTGGTTCTAACAGTTTTTCTAAATGTTGTAAATCATTACCTTCAAATTCATTAGTATTTATTAATGTTTGAATTTCTTCTTTAGATAACTTTTCAATGACATCCCATTTATCGACAGTAGGAGTTGTACTTAATCCATAAGATATTGCATCTTCTTTTCGTAATTTTTGTATTAATTCAAATCCACCTTCACCAAATGAATCACTAAAACCTTGAGCTGTGCCCATTATAGCACCAGCACCAGCACCTATAGCAGAACCTGCAGCAGCACCTACTGGTCCTAATACTGAACCAGCCATTCCACCAACCATAGCACCTGTACTAGCTCCTTCAACAGCAGAACCTGTAGTAGAAACTATATCACCAGCAGTTTGATAACCACTTTCTTTAAGAGTATCTCCACCTGCTTCTAAGGCTAATCCACCTACAATTCCTGCTCCACCTTTTAATAATGTTTTGGCACTACCTTTAAGAAAATTACCTATTTTACCAAATTTACCACCTTTTTTACCCGCAGTTTTTCCTTCTTTCCCTGATGCAGTTTTTCCTTTTTCTGAAGGAACAGTTTCTGGAGTAGGTTTAGTTTCTTTACCAAACATATCACCAAAAAAATCACCAATAGTATCAAATACACCTTTAGTACCATTACCATCAGAAATTTCAGCGGTTGATTTTTCTTTAATAACTTTTAATATTTCTTTTTGAACATCTAATTGATCCTCAAACAATTTTGTTTGTTTAAGATCATTTTCTATCTGAGTATCTTGATATTGTTTTGTAGCAAATGCTTCTTCAGATTTTGCTTCTTCAGATGCACCAAATATTGGTTTAGGTTCTTTTAAATTAATCTTTCCCATTGGAACAATATTAGTTGCTTTCTTTTTAGCAACATCACTTATTACATCAGTAGATTCTTTTAATTTGTTTTCTTTTCTTATTGCAGCTTTTCTTTCTCTTTCAGCAATTTTATCATCTATTGAATATCTTGTATCAGTTGCTTTAATACCTTTCCCAACAGCAATCTTTTCTTTCTCATATTGTTTGGCAACTTTGCTTCCACCTTTTAGAAATTCTTCTTCTGTTAAAGAACCTCTTGCCTTTTTAAGCATTGCTTCGTTGGCAACATTTCTTTGAAGAAATCTACTTCTTTCTGCATAGTTTTCTTTAAGGGTTTTTTCTTGTGCTCTATTACCAAGATTTCTTTCATTTTTGATATATTCTAATCTATCTTTATATCTTGGTGATATAGCAGATGCAATCTTTTGACCAGCAGTTTTTATTAATTGACCACCTGTAAGTGTATCTTTTACATTTACTGCAGAAGTTTTAAGATCCCTAAATTTATCACCAATTGATTTAAAGATAGGAGTTGTTATACTTTTTTCCGCAACAGTTTTAAAATTGTTATCTTTGAATACTTTTTGTAAATTTTTTAATTCTGCAAGATGTTCTTTGGCTTGTTTTTCAGAAGCATATTTAGATTCTTTTGTTGTTTTTTGTAAAGTTTCTACTATAGTATTTGTATTAGTATTATCCTTTATACTAGATTCTGTTTTATCCTCGTGTTGCTCTTTTTTAAAAGAATCAATAGAAGTAGCAATATGGTCTAATTCTATTGAGGCATGATTGTCTTCCTCATCGATATTACGAATACCATATGTTTGAGCCAATTGCATTAATCTATCTGTTTTCATCAGATTAGCAATTTGCTCTAAATGTTTATTCTGCTTTTCTAGTAACTCTTCCATTAATTTAACCTTTTAATTTATCGTTTTCTTCCTGAATGTGAGCCATTAACAATGATATATAAATTTCCCTTTCAAATGGTATCATTTCTTCTATATCACTTAATGAATATTTGTGAAATTGCATAAGAGCAAAATTCATTTTATAATGATTAGATAATGAATCCCCTGAAAGGGCAATTAGAAAAAAGTTTCTATTCCTTCAATATATTTGTTATGAACTTTCTCACATACAGGACAAGTGTATACAATATCTTGTCTTAACTTTGGCATTGTTTCAAAAAATACTTTTATCTTCTGAAACTGTTCTTGTGTTAAGTTTTCGATAAAATCTGATAATTCCTTTGTTGTTTGTTCTTTTGCATGATAAATTTCGTTACCAGAATATATGTAATCTATAGATTCTATGATAAGATCAAATACATTATCAATGTTATCTAAATCCATATTTTCAAATTTTTTGATAGAATCAATATTTGGATATTTCATTGATACACCAACATCATCAAATAAATCTAATTTTGTTGTATGAAGTGGATCTTTATACACTTCCATTTTAGTTAAATCAAAAGATATCGTGGCTCTTGCTTTAATATCATCACAAGTATCACATCTAAATGTCAATTCGACTATTTCACCAATAGATCTTGCTCTAATTTGAAGTAGAAGAAATTCTAAATCGAACATTGCAAGTTTATTAACATCTAATTTATCTTGTACACAAGATTTAACAATAGATTTAAGGGTATCTACCAATACATTATTATCTTCACTTTGTTGTGCTATCAACAATGCTTTTTCTTCTTTAACCAAAAAAGGTCTAAATTTGATACTTTGTTGTGTAGAAGGTACAATTGTATTGTATATCGGTGTTTGCATTTTAGGTAAAGCCATTTCAATTCACTCCATTTTCGTTCATATTATTAATAAGTTTTGAAAGTTCTTGTGTAGAACCTACAAAAATAGCATTATTTGTAACACTTGCTGCCATTTCTTTTTTAACTGGTAAATCTAACTTCTGTTTTTGTTGATGTAAATCCATTAATTGTTGATTAACTTCTGCTAATTGTTTCATCAAATTTCCAACAACCTCGAATGCTCTAGGATTTTCTGATTGTTGAGCGACTTCTAATGCAGCATTTAATGCTTCTTGTCCTGTAGATAATAATGAATGAAGATTATTTCTTGTTTTATTATAATCATAATCTATCTTATCGGTATCTGGCAAAATCACTTGGTTATTTTTAGTAATAACCTCTGATGGTATTACAGATGCAATATCAAAAATCTTATTCAATTTGTCATTCATCGTAAAGTGTTATCCAAAATTAATAAAAGGAATGATAGAAGAAACTTCTTGTTTTACACTTCCATATCTATCTACAAAATCTGTTTGAAAACTTTGATTGTTTGTAAAATAATTTGGAGGTACAACAAACCCACCTTTGTCTGTTAATGGTAAATTTTGTAATATATTACTTGCAGAACTATTATAATTTATTTGTTCTGATTTCCAATATTTGTATTGCATAGCAACAGTCATTTTCATAACATCATTATTTCCATAACTTACTGATATTGGTGAAATAGATTTAGGGTAACATTCATATAAATTTACATTATAAACACTATTTTCATCTTTATTCATCACTGTGATAGACATAACTGGAGAAATATACTCATTATAATAATTCCAAGTTCTGGATTCAACATTCATAATACTATTGACCCATCTATCAAAGAAATATTTTACATCTAAATTTGCATCTACATAAAACGAAAGATTTATCGTTTCACTATTTTTATCATAAGGTGTTTCTCTAACCTCACCAAAAGTTCTTATTCCTGTTGTAGAATAAGATAATCCTGGCAATTCTGTTTGGTCACAAAATAAACAATATGTTCTAAGGTTATCATTACCCATAGAAACTGATTTGGGTTTACTGAAGTTTACCAAATATCTATTAGATCTTGATAATCCTTCACTCTTTACGTTTTGTATAAATTCTGATAATGACATTACATGTAACCTGCTTTTTTCATTGAATCCTTCCAAACTTGAGAACTATTCGCCCCAATAAATTGTTGTGTAGGTAACATCATTGCAGTTGCCCAATCTACTCTTTCTATCTCACGAAATTGTGAACGAACATGATCATTTAAATATCTATGAACACAAGGTTCCAACAATTTCAAACTAGACGCACCTGTAACCAATTGCCAAGATAATTGTAATTTTACTCTTCTAGTATTTTTAGAACCATCTATTACCATTAATCTATCTAATAATTTTATTCTAAATGGAACAGGCATATAATGCATATTCAATCCTAAAAATCCACCCTTTACCATTTTAAATGGAAACAATAATGGAAATTTATCCCAATAAGGTAATGTATCTTTATGTTTAGCATCATAAGCAAACATATACAACTTCCCAGGAATAACTTTTCCAGGATGAATACCTGATGAATTATTAATTACTCTTTTTGCTGTGTAACCTTGCCTAGCTAACAATAATGATTGCTGTGTATACCAAGAATATGATTTTGCTGTAATATCTTTTAAATTATATTTATTTAAAGCAAAAATATCATAATATGTTGCGACTTTTTTATCAGCCATTAGTTTATTCCTAAATTATTATAAGACTATTTATTTACCAAAAAGATGGTGTTCTGTTAAAATCATAAATTCCCACCCTCTATCTTTAGCAAATTGATTTGCAGCAGCCCATTTAGATTGATTTTTTAAGAATGTCAAAGATTCTGTTATAAACCGTTTCGTTTTTTTACTTGAACTAACAGGTGGAATTGTTTGACCATGTGGTTTAATTTCTATCAGATAAGTTTTTAATAAACCATTACTTTGTTTAACTTGAATTCTAAAATCTAAGAAATATCTATGAGGTTTATTATCAGTAGCACATCTATAAGGAACTACTGTTTCTTCTGATGACCAAGATACAATTGCTGGATTGTTATCACACCAAATCATAAATTTAGTTTCCCAACTACTTCTGGATATTATTTTATTAACATCGCCAATGTATTTTTGTGGGTTTGATGGGAACCATTTTCTTGGTGTAGGAAATCCTGCCATAAATATTAGATAATAAATAATAGTATAAACATATTTATAGAGAAATTATATGGCTACAACATCACAAAATGATCCTGCTGGATTAGGTAATTACAATTACAT